CCCCCTGCAGACCATCCTCTCTGCTGATCGCTACCCCTACGCTGTGGCGATGGTGAAGGACGGTAAGATCGCCTGCACCATGGCATACGCTGCCACCCTAGAGGACTGCTACTTCCAGGTCCAGGGTTGGCGTGGTTGCTACAGCAGCGCCGCCTACATCATGGCAGAGCAGCGTGAGCGCAACGGCAAGTCCTACTGGGTGGCGGTTTGATCCGCCAGGGGCACTTGACGGGTGCCCCACCCATCGTCTACAATTCCAGAAGTTCACCACCCGAACCACCATGCGCCTCAAGCAAGTGACCACCACCAGCACCGAAGTGGAACTGGCAAACGGCACCTGTGTGCTATTCTCATACCAGACCCCCGTTGCCGCCCTGGTGCCTGGCAAGGGTTGGATCCGCACCGCGACGAAGTGGAGCGTGACCACCAGCAAGCACATCAACCGCTGGCTGGCAGAGAACTGCGGTGGAGATGTTGCCACCGTGCCCCAGTGGGAACTGGATCAACTGGTGGCGTTCTGATCCTCACGGGGGTGCTTGACAGGCACCCCCCGACCGACTACCATTAGCAAGCAACCGACCCACACCTCATGACCAACACCTTCTACGTTGCCTGCCCCGCCCTTGGTGAGGCAGAGACCGTGACCGACCTGGACCGTGCCATGGACCTGTGCTTCTCCATGCACGATGAGAGCGGCGACTATGCCTACATCCGCGACGCTGCTGGCGACATCGTGGGTGAGTATGGTGACGTTCTCCAGAGCATCGCTGACCTGCTGTTCTGATCCTCACGGGGGGCGCTCCTGCCCCCCTTCCTACACACCCCCAACCACACCCCCATGCGCTGCATCCTCCCTACTGCCTTCGCTGCCTTCGCCGTGCTGCTGGGCACCGCCACCCTGCAACGGGCAGATGCCACGATCAACGTCTATCATGAGCAAACCGCCGAAGCACTCTGCAAGGCAGACCCTGCCTGGTGCGGTGACACCCGCCGCTGATCGACTATAATTCCAGAGCACACCGCAAGGCACCCCATGAACGGCATCCGCATCGGCACCCCCTACCAGGACGTGAGCCTCTCCTACTGCAGCGACGACAACACCTACACCGAACACCCCATCACCCGCCTGGGTGTTGCCTGCCCCCTGGAGTGGGCACCACGCCCGCCCCAACCCGAAAGCATCATCGACCTGTGGCAGGAGATGTTCGGTGACTGCCCCATGCCCTGATAGAATTCTCTCAACCGCAACCGATCCGATGACCGTGATCCTCACCCCGATCAGCAGCAAGGCGAAGAACCGCCTGGCAAATCAGATGGCAGGCGACCCCGTGGTGGTGGTTGAGCAGCGCCAGGGCAACGACCTGTTCTGCGTGAGCAGCAACCGCACCTGGTGCGCCTGGGTCAACTGCCTCACCGACCCGAACTGGGCAGTTCGATTCTGATCTGCCAGGGGCACTTGACGGGTGCCCCCCATGCTGTAGAATTCCAGAGCAAACCAACGGAGCGCACCATGCCCGCAACTGCCACCAAGACCTTCCGCTTCGACGCCACCTGGATCGGTGACGACGGCATCGAGTCTGAGATCCTCACCATTGAGGCAGCAACCCTTAAGGAGGCAACCGCTGCAGCAGTGGTTCAGATCAACGGGGTCAACTCCTTCGCGGATTGCCTGATCGACCTGCAGCGCCTCCGCTGACCCCTGCGGGGGCACTCACGGGTGCCCCCTCCATGCTGTAGAATTCTCAAGCACACCGCACCCGATCCATGATCCTCTCTGCTGCCTCCCGCCTCTCTGATCGCCAGATGGTCTGGGTTGCCCGTAAAAACAACGTCGAATCGTTCAACCGCCTGACCACCGACTACGGGGTGCCTGCCACCGTATGGGCAGCGCAGTTCGCTGATGTCCATGCCGCCGACGTGAAGGCGCCGACCTGGAGGGATTGACTCCTGCCTCCTGATCGACTACCATTAGCAAGCAACCGCAACCGCCCAGATGCTGACCTCCATCATCCGCACCGCGATCCGCACCCGCCTGATCAAAGACGGCCCGATGACCTGCAGCGACCTGGTTCGCGCCATGGGCATGGACCCCCGCCGCCACAAGGGCACCATCCACGCCCTCATGGTTGACATGGAGAAGGACGGCACTCTGGATGCTACCCGCTCCGACAGCGGCAAGCGCGACCTCTGGTTCATCGTGCCGACCGCGATCCGCAAGCGGGACCGCATCGCTGCTGCCATGGCAGGCATCTGATCCGCCAGCGGGGGCGCTTGACGGGTGCCCCCTCCATCGACTACAATTCCAAAGCAATCGACACCGCACCCCATGACCACCACCGCTCCGATCTTCCGCCCCTTCACCACTGAGCAGAGCAGCGCCATCGCCAACATCGAAATCGACGGCACCGCTGTGGAGGTGATCTTCCAGAGCAACGCCGACCGTGCCTACGGGTTCGATGCCACCCCTGCCTTCGCTGCCCGCCTGATCGAGGTGATCTCCTCCCCCGACCTGCTGGGCCTCTCCCTGGGGCGCCTGATCAGCGATGCCCGCCGCAGCGGCGACCTGCAGCAGATCGCTAGCGAGATCTGACCCCTACGGGGCAGGTTGACGCCTGCCCCATCATCGACTACCATTAGCAAGCAACCGCACCGCACCCGATGACCAGCACCACCATCGACGGCATCCAGTTCACCATCACCCGCCTGCCCGTGGCACACGGCACCCGTGCCAACCGCTGGGCGAACCAGATCAAGGGCGGCAGCACCCGCGTTCGCACCCACGGCGGAGCAGCAGGCAGCAGCGCCACCCGCATGAGTACCGCCAACAGCGCCCTGGGCGACGTGCAGTGACGGCAGCAGGGGGGCGGCAACGCCCCCTCCGTTCGTTCGTGCGATACAGCAGTATAACGCTAGCGTGATGCCGTTCGTTCGTGTGAAACAGCAGTATTATCGTATAACGGTATCGTGATGGCGGGCGCCGTGTGGCTAAAAACCGATGGATCCCCCAATCTATAAAGTGTTACCCAAACAAGACTTATAATTCTCTAAAGATAAAAAAAAATCCCCCCCCCATATAATAAGTCTTATAATTCCCGAAAGGTAAAAAAATTTTCCCCATAAAAATTCTTCAAATAAGTCGCACATAAATTTAAAATTTACTATATAAAACGAAATGTAAAGTAATGAATGGAATGAAAAAAAATCTTGATGAAAATCGCCAGCTACTGCAAGTGGACCCAGTGAGTGGGGAATATTATGTGGTTATTCCCGAATGTATGGTAAATGAATTTTCGTGGTATGAAGACACTGAAATAATATTGAAAGTCGATGGAGATGAATTAATCTTGCACGAAAACAAAGATTGAGACTGTTTGACTTTTTATACATAATACTGTATGATACTGAAGTAAAATTATTCCTATTATGGCTAAAGGATTTACTGTAAAAGCAAAGACTCCACTTCCATCAAGCTCATCTGAACCAGAATTTGATTACGAAAAAGCCCGTGAAATTATTCGCGGAAAATCTATCGTTTTCTGTTTGCCTGGTAGAGGAGTTTCTTACACGTACTTAAAGAATTTCGTTCAGCTCTGCTTCGATCTTGTGCAGAACGGGGCAAGCATTCAAATTTCACAAGATTACAGTTCCATGGTGAACTTTGCACGATGCAAGTGCCTTGGAGCAAATGTATTGAGAGGTCCCGATCAACTTCCATGGGACGGTAAGTTAAATTACGATTACCAACTTTGGATCGATTCGGATATTGTATTCAACACCGAATCATTTTACCGCCTTGTTCTGATGGACAAAGATATCGCAGCAGGTTGGTATTGCACTGAAGACGGTATGACTACTTCTGTTGCACACTGGTTGGACGAAGAAGATTTCCGTGGAAACGGTGGTGTCATGAACCACGAAACACTGGAAACAATCTCCAAGCGCCGCAAACCATTCACTGTTGATTACACTGGATTTGGTTGGTTACTGATTAAGAAAGGTGTATTTGAACACACTGAAATGAAGTATCCTTGGTTTGCACCTAAAATGCAAGTTTTTGAATCTGGAGAGGTTCAAGACATGTGTGGAGAAGATGTCAGTTTCTGTTTGGATGCAAAAGAAGCAGGATTTGAAATTTGGTGCGATCCTCGCATTAGAGTTGGTCACGAAAAAACAAGAGTTATTTGATGTCTAACAAATCTGTCGAAAGGTATAATATTCTCTGTAAAGGGCGTAAAATTTATACTAATCTTACAGAGGAAGAATATTTTCAAATCATGGAGGATCTGTCGATTCAATTTTATCAGACAGGTTCTCCAAGTCCAGAAGAACTTGAAACTGAAATTATAGGAGAATAGCAATGGCAGCAAAGGCAAAAGGCGGACTGAATAAGCGTGAGTCTTATATTCCTGGTCCTCCGAAGAAAACAAGGCAGGGAGCAGGCGATGGCACCAAGTATGCTGCGACGTCTCGCAACAAGGCTCGTAAACCCTATAGGGGACAGGGCAAGTAATTAAAAATGATACAATTAAATCCCACGATCCCAGTCATTACCCCTAAAGGTAGTGGTTGGGCGTTTTTTTTAATCGATAGATCTCAAGAGCATGACCTAGAATGGGTCGTTTTTCTCGATGAAGGAGGTATTTGTTGGACTTTTCGAAATAAAGACATTCGAATTCAAGAAAATGACACTTTTTCTCGAAAAAACATCTTGGATTTTCCGAAATAAATATATTTTTGCGATTTTTGTGCATTGGAACAGTTTTCGATGGGTAATCACCTACTCCTAGAGGTGTATGATGTTGATTTTGAAGCGATTAACAACCTAGAAACGCTTCAAAATGCCATGATACGTGGTATTGAACGTGCAAACATGACTATTTTGAACATTTTTTCACACTGCTTCATTCCCCAAGGGTGTACAATAGTAATCGCACTTGCAGAAAGTCATGTCTCGTGTCATACTTGGCCAGAAAATGGATGTTTAGCAATAGATGTATACACTTGCGGTGAAGGAAACCCCAAGTTAATAGCACTTGAGATGCTAAAATACCTAAATTCCGATAATTATAACTTAAGATACCTTTATCGTTAAATAATGGTAGGGGAGATAGCAACCTCCTTCCAAAAAAAGTTCTGTTTTTAACAAAACAGGAGCTAAAATGGCAAATTTACCAGTAGATAGGGACAAAAACTACATGCATCAAATGTGGGGAACCACAAGACTTGCTACAGATTATGGAGTTGTTGCCGAAAAAAAGAAAGTTATCCAAGAAATCATGCATGATGATGTTGAAAAAACTAAATTTAACTTATCTGAACAGTCTCACAAATCCATACGCAATGATAATGATTATGATGACTGGGATTATGGAACTGAACCTATCTACGGACGTCCTTGGTCCTAATATAAATAAAAAAAAGTACATAACTTAATACGTTAATGGCAATAACGAGAGTATCAAAAGGATTTAAGGATATCAGTTTGTCTTTTGACATGCATCCGGTCACTAAAGATATTCTCGTTTTAACAAATGAAATTGCAATCAAAAAATCTATAAAAAATATCATTCAAACAATTCCATCTGAAAGATTTTTTAATCCTCTGTTTGGATCTCAAGTAAAACCTACTTTATTTGAATTTATAGATTTTGGTACTGCTTCGATATTAAAAAGTTACGTTGAACTAGCAATATCAAACTTTGAACCACGTGTTACTGATGTTGAAGTTGAAGTTACACCATATCCAGACTTAAATTCTTTTGAAATTATTGTATATTTTAGTATTATTGGTGAAAATACACCAAAACAAACATTCACTTACATTTTAGAGGCAACTAGATAAAATGCCTTTTACCAGATTTGCTAATCTAGATTTCGACGAAATCAGAACATCTATAAAAGATTATCTTAGATCAAATTCAAACTTCACCGATTTTGATTTTGAAGGATCTAATTTCTCGGTTTTAATAGATATTTTAGCATATAATACTTACATAACGGCATTCAATGCCAACATGGTTGTAAATGAATCGTTTTTAGATTCTGCAACAATTAGAGAAAATGTAGTTTCTTTAGCAAGAAACGTAGGTTATGTTCCTAGGTCGCGTAGATGTGCAAGAGCGACTATATCATTTAATGTCAATTTAGGAACCCCAGTTACTGCACCAACTCAACTTATTCTCAAATCAGGTTTAGTTTGTGTTGCACCAACTGATAACACTTCATACATATTTTCAATACCAGAAAATGTTATTACAACAGTTAATGCAGATTCTGCAGTAGCTTCTTTTGAAAACGTAGAAATTTATCAGGGAAATTTAATAACACAGCAGTTTGCAAATATTTCCACATCAAACTATAAATTTATTTTAAATAATGCAAATATTGACACTAGCACAATTGTTGTTAAAGTGAATGGTGTTCAATATAAAATGATTGATAACATAACTGAAATTGATAGTACTTCTGAAATTTATTTAATTCAAGAAATAGAAGATAATAGATATCAAGTAATATTTGGTGATGGCATTTTAGGTAAAAAATTACAAGGTGGAGCAACAGTAGATATTAGTTACATCATTACTGATGGAAAAGACGGAAATGGTCCATCTTTATTTTCTTTTTCCGGAATTTTAACAAATAATTTAGATCAAATTCAAACTCCAGCATCACCAATTTCAATAATAACCGTATCTTCTGCTACTGGTGGTAATGATTTAGAAACAATTGATTCGATTAAATATTTTGCACCAAGACTATACTCTTCTCAATATAGAGCAGTTACTTCTGTTGATTATGAGTCAATAATTAAATATATCTATCCAGAAGCTGAGGCAGTAACTGTTATTGGTGGAGAAGTAATGGATCCTCCACAGTATGGTAATGTTTTTATAAGTATTAAACCAAAAGATTCATATAGATTATCAGATTTTACAAAGAGTGATATTCTTAAAAAAATAAAAAAATATGGAGTAATTGGAATAAATCACCAGATAATGGATCTTAAGGTTCTTTATGTTGAAATTGACAGTTCAATCTATTATAATCCAAATAGAGTTTTAAATTCTTCAGTCTTAAAAGAAAAAATATTGACTTCATTAGAATCTTATGCAGAATCTATAAATTCTACAAAATCATCTGGAAGATTTAGATATAGTAAAGTTGTTCAATTAATTGATAACGTTGATTCTTCTATAACATCCAATATTACTAAAGTTAAAATGAGACGTAATTTAAATTGCGTTTTAAATAATTTTGCACAATATGAATTATGTTTTGGAAATCAATTTCATAAAGAAATTGGAAAATATAATATTAAAAGTACTGGATTTACTGTTTTAGGCGAAACTGGAACATGTTTCTTTGTTGATGTTGCGACTAATGATGATATCGGAGATTTAACTATAGTTAAACCTCTTGAAGATTTAAAAACTTTCCAAATAGTTAAAAAATCAATAGGAACAGTTAATTATAAAACTGGTGAAATACTAATTAATACGATCAACATTACGTCAACAAATTTAAATAATGGAGTAATAGAAGTTCAAGCATATCCAGAGTCTAACGATGTAATAGGACTAAAAGATTTATATGTTATTTTCGATGTTAATGCTAGTACAAGTAACATAAATATGCTAAGAGATACTATTGTTTCAGGTGAGCAAACTTCTGGAATTGATTTCCCAGTAACTTCAAGTTATTCAAACGGCAAAATAACGAGGTAATATGATATCGACAAATTTTGAGAGCAGAATAAAAATAAATCAAATTATTGATAGTCAAATACCAGAATTTATTTTAGAAGAAAATCCTAAATTTCTAGAATTTTTGCGCCAATATTATGTCTCACAAGAATCTGAGGGAGCCCCTACAGATTTAATAGAAAATTTAGATCAATATTTAAATTTTGATTATTTGAACGATAAGATAGTTTCTAGTACAATTTATTTGTCGTCTAATATCACATCTAGTTCAAAATCAATTACGGTTTCATCGACAAAAGGATTTCCCAAAAAATATGGGTTATTAAAGATTGATGATGAAATAATAACTTACGAAAGTATTAATAATAATACATTTATAGGTTGTTCTCGTGGATTTTCAGCAATAACCTCATTTAATGATCCTCAAAATCCCGAAGAATTAATTTTTTCTTCCTCAAAAGCAAGTTCCCATAATTCTGGAGCAGATGTTACAAACTTAAGTTCATTATTTTTAAAAGAATTTTACAAAAAATTAAAGTATATTTTTGCTCCAGGATTTGAAGATTTTGAATTTTCTCCACAATTAAATATTAATAATTTTATTTCAAAAATAAAATCTTTTTATCAATCGAAAGGTACAGACGAATCAATAAAAATTTTATTTAAAGTATTATATAATGAAACTCCAAAAATTATAAATCTTGAGAATTTTTTAATTAAACCTTCAGATGCGGAATATTTACGCAGAAGTGTAGTAGTATGTGATTTAATCACAAAAAATGCAGATCCCTTTAAATTGGTCGGGCAACAAATAAAAAGTAACGATGGTACTTTTTCTGGACCAATATCGAAAGTAGATATATCAACAAAAAATAATAAAACTGTTTATAAAATTCATTTATTTTATGGATATGGTGATGATGATTTAATTGAGGGTAATTTTGCAATTACACCAAAAACTAAAGTAACCGATTTTGTTCAAGCAGGATCTTCAACCATTACAGTCGATTCTACCGTAGGATTTAAAAATTCTGGTAAATTTATTTGTGATGGGCAAGAAATTACATATCAGAGCAAAAGCGTTAATCAACTTTATGGATGTACTGGAATTTTAAAATCAATAAATTCAGGAAAAGATTTATACTTTAAAGACTCTGTAGTCTATGGGTATGAGAATGGAAATACTTCCAAAAAAGTAGAATTTATTGTTATCGGATCATTATATGATGTTGAAGGAATAGAAAATTTTAACTTATTAAGATCAAATGATTTAATTGATTTGGGAGAGTTTGGTAATGATATTAGATTTGATGTGGAAAACAAATCTATTAAAGAATATGGATTTAATTCTTGGATTTATAATGTTAGATCTAGTTATGATGTCCAATATTTTAATTTAGGAAGCCCAATATTAAACACATATGAAGAAGCTCACCCCTCTAGTTTAAAGGTTAATGATACTGTTGATATTTTATTAAAAGAAACAGAAACTGCAGTTTTAACAAATGTTGTAGTAACTTCTATTTCTAAAACTCAAATAATTTTAAATACTCCAATAACTGGAATTTTACCACAACAAAAAATAGCAATAAGAAGAAAATATAATTATGCATCTAGTTCTATTGTACCATTAAAACATCAAAGTATATTAGCAAACGTACAAAATACTTATGTCTATGAAAATGACATGTATGTTGCCTCAAATTCGTTACCATCAAGACAAATAGTATTAGATATTAAGGAATCTTCAAAAACAATATCTAACGCTCAAGATGCAAATGAATTTTTTGATGGTATTTTGGGTGGAAAGTATACTGTACTTTCTTTTACAACCGATGTTCCGTTTTTAACAGGAGATGTTATTAAATATTTCCATACAACATCCAATCCAATTAATGGATTGCAAAATAATTCTGAATTTTATGTTGAAGTTTTACCTCAAAGAAATAAAATAAGGTTATATTCTGCAATTTCATTTTTGCCAGTACAAGATTTCTTAAGATTTGATAAAAATACTGAAATTGGTAAACATAGATTTGTTCTTGTCCAACACGCATCTCAAATTATAAGTCCAACGAATAATCTTAAAAGAATACCATTAAACCAATCTTTTAATTTGGGTGAAGATGAAATAGTAACTGAACCAGGAGTAATAGGGGCATTAATTAATGGTGTGGATATTATAAATTATAAATCAACGGATAAAGTTTATTATGGACCATTGGAAAAAATTGATGTTTCTAATCCTGGTTTTAATTATGACGTAATAAATCCACCAGAAGTCGTAGTCACATCACCAAACACTGGCATTGGAACAACCGCAAAAGTAAAATTAATAGTGACTGGGGAATTCAAAGAGGTATTGGTAGATCCGCAACAATTTGGAGTTGAAAGAATTATTTCCATTTCCGCAAAAGGTGGAAATGGCAAAAATGCGGTTTTTGAACCAATTGTCAAAAAACAATACAGGGAAATTAGTTTTAATGCCCAAACTTTAGATTTTGGCGGATCAATTGATTTTGTAAATGATTCTTTTACATTTAAAGAACCTCATGGATTAAATAATGGCCAAAAAATAGTTTATAATTCTAATGGCAATTTGGGAATTGGTATTGGATCATTTGGGGGATCAAATTTAGATAGTGGAAAATATTTAATTAATGGTGGAATTTATTTTACAAAAGTTCTTAATTCTAAAAGTATTCAGATATTTTCAACTTCTTCAGATTTGAGTAGTGGAATTAATACTGTTGGAATAACAACAGTTAATACTTACGGAATTCATAAGTTTAGATTATATGAACCTATTAAAGTGTTATCATATGTTAGAGTTGTTAATCCTGGTGAAGGATATTCTTATAAATCTTTAAATATCGAATCCTCTGGAATATCAACACAAACGGGCACTATAACATTTAAAGAACATAAGTTTAATGATGGAGATTTAATTAATTATTCTTATGATCAGCAACCTATTGTTGGATTATCGTCAATAAAAAAATATTATGTTTTAAAGATTGATAATAACTCATTTCAATTATCTGACGGTGGTCCAATAAATGAAGATGAAACCAAATTAAGTAAATTAAATTACACTAAAAGAAATCCAATATCTATAAAATCAGTTGGTAATGGATATCACACATTTTCTTATCCAGAAATAACGGTAAAAGTAACAGCAGAATATAGTGGGATTAGTTCAGCAATACAATTAACTCCAGTGCTCAGGGGGAGTGTAACTGGTGCATACTTATATGATTCTGGATCAGACTATGGATCTACTGCACTTAATTTAAATATTAAACCACTAATAAGCGTAAAAAAAGGTTCTGGTGCTCAACTAAAACCATTAATTTTTAATGGTAAAATAATATCTGTTCAAGTTCAAAATAAAGGATCTAATTATAATAAATCTATAGATTTAGAAGTAATTGGTAATGGTCTAGGTTGCAAATTACGAGCAGTTGTAGTTGATGGTTTAATAGAATCTGTAGTAGTTTTAAATTCCGGGGTTGGATACGATGAAACTACAACTATTAATATATCTTCTCCCGGTCAAGGTGTTGTTTTAATCCCAACTGTAAGATCTTTAACAGTTAATGATTACTATAGATACCCTGGAGAATTTTATTTAGAAAATAAAGAAAAAACCGGATTAACTTATGGAGTAAATGGTTATTACTCTAATAGAGAAGGTGTAGAATTTGATGATCCTGACAAAAATATATTCCATTCTAGAATAATTGGATGGGCAAAAGATGGAAATCCAATATATGGACCATACGGATATACAGATCCTTTCAACTTCTCTTCGCAAGTTATTGCATTAAAAACTGGATATGAACTAAAACCATCAAAAATTAAAAATAGACCATCTTTAGATGTATTACCTGCTGGATTTTTTATTGAAGATTATGAGTTTACTAATTCTGGAAATTTAGATGAGCATAATGGCAGATTTACTAAAACTCCCGAGTTTCCAAATGGAGTATATGCATATTTTGCTAGTACAAAATTAGATATTGGGACAGCAGCTAAAACTGAAATAGTCCCAGAATTCCCATATTTTATTGGTAACTCTTTTAGATCTAAGCCAACAGATAATTTTATTTTGGACCAAAACCTAGATTTAGATGATACAAAATTATTAAGAAACACTTTTCCATATAGAGTTAATAGAAAAAATTCTTCAAATTACTTTTTACCAAAAAATTATGGTCTAAAGCAAAAATGTGAGATAAAATCTGTAGAAACAGGATCTATAGAAAATATAACGATCCAAACATCCGGAACTGGATATAGTGTCGGTGATAGTATTATCTTTGATAATACCGATACTGGAGGATCCGGAGCTTCTGCTGCAATTTCTAATGTTTTTAATGGTGTAGATGTTGACTCAATAAAAACAACAGTTACAAAATATGATAATGTAGTATTTTTATGGGAAAATAATAATTCTATATTAGTATCTATTTTACCTTCTCATGATTTTTTAAATCAAGACTATGTTGAAATTAGTGGTTTAAGTACATCATCGATAAAGGGATTAAATGGCAATCATCAAATAACTGTTGACGTTGGTTCTTCTATTTTATTACGTGATTTAAGTTCAGCAAACGCAGTTGGAGTAATTACGGATATCTATTTGGATAAACCTCTACCAAATGTTAGTATTGGTAGTAGTGTGTTTATAGGAAGTGAAAAATTTATTGTTTTGAACGTTTTTGATGATAATATTTTAAGATGTCAACGCAATCAAACAGGAATATCACATACATCATCTTCAACAGTAACCGAAATACCTTCAAAGTTTAGAATAAATTTAAATACAGATAATTTTACTTCTAACGATAAATCAATAGTTTATTTTAACCCCCAACTGTCAATCGGAGTTGGAACAGCAGATGGTCTTGATGTACTTTCTACACAATATTATGGAGATTTTATTAAAAAAGTTTCTATACCAACAAGATCATTATACTTACCGAATCATACTTTTGAAACAAATGATGTAGTTTCCTTGACGATAAGTCCTTCTGCGGGTAGTGCAACTATTACAGTTTCTAATTTACCTAATTCTAATCAGTTTTCTATTCCCGCAGAAACTAATGAGAGTATTCAATTATATGTAATTAAAAAATCAAAAGATTTTATTGGTATAGTAACTCAAGTTGGTTTAACTACAACATCCTCCGGATTATATTTTATATCAAATGGTTCGAATAAGTATGACTATAAACTTGAAAAAGTAGAATCTTCTAATAAAGTTGTAACTGGAACTGCTGCAAAAATAAAATCAGAAATCGTTACTTCTAATCCACATCAATTAAAAAATGGAGAAACTATCAACCTTGAAGTTATTCCAAAATTAAATTCAGGGGGAATAACCACATCATTACCATTAAAAGTTAAATATAATGAAAATTATCATAAACTTTTAGTAGATCCGGTGTCTTTCAGTTCATCCGGTATAAACACATCAAAAAATACTATTGCGTTACCTTCTCACAAATTTTATACAGGACAAAAAGTTTTTTACAATACTACAAATTATGTTACTGGTGGAATTTCCACAGGTGTTTATTATATCCACAAAGTTGACAGTAATACTATTAATTTATGCGAAACATATTATGATTCAGTATCTTTCCCAGTTCAAGAAATAGATATAACAAATGTTGGTGGAAATGGACAAGAATTATCTTTAGTAAATCCCCAATTAATATCAATAAAGAATAATAATCTATCTTTTAATCTTTCAGATTCTTCACTTTCTGGATATAAACTCAATATTTTTTATGATAAAAAATTCAACAAAAACTTTGTTTCTACTGGTTCAACCTCAAAATTTAATGTAGAAACTTCCGGTGTTACAGGTGTTAATGGATCTCTTACAATTAATTATGACTCTTCCATTCCACCACTATATTACACACTAACTAAAAATGGATACTCAATATTTTCAAACGAAAATGAAAATGATTACCAAATAATTTTTACAGAAAGTCTATACAATAATAAAACATGTGTTGTTTCTGGCGTATCAAATACAAGTTTTTATGTTAGTTTAAATAACATACCAGAAACTTTACAATATACATCTGAAGAAAACGTAAGTATACGTTATTATACAAATTCAAGAAGTGTAACTGGTCCAATACGTTCGATAAAACTTTTAAGTGGTGGTTCTGGATATACTCAACTACCAAGAATAGTAGGAGTTGATACTGCATTTTCAAAGAGAATATCCGGAAATAATGCTTTAATTTCTATACAATCAAACTCAATTGGCAAATTTAGATCAATTGATATACCTAATGATGGTTTTGATTATCCTTCAGATAAAACTTTACGGCCATCCGCAAATTTAAATACTTTGCTACTATTGACAAATAATGAAGAAATAACAGAAATTAAAGTTGTTGATGGTGGAAAAAATTACTTATCAGCACCAAATTTTGTTTTAATTGATACATTATCAAGAAAAAAAGTTTCTCCCGGTATAATTGAACTTGGGTTAAATGGAAGTTCTGTTGGATTTGTAAAAATAATATCAAGACCAAAAGGGTTGGCATCATCTACTCATAGATTGTTTACTCTTAATAATAGTAATGGAATTACTATTACCGGTGTAACAACCACTGTAAATGGAGTAGTCCATGCAAATGTCAGAACTCCTGCAATTTTTGGATTTACAACTCCACCATTCGTTGCTGGTGATTATGTTTTCGTTGAAGGAGTTCAGAAAGGTCCATCAGAAGATGAATTTGGAAATATTTCTTTTCCTGGGGATGGATTTAATTCGGAAGATCATGGATATAACTTTTTTAAAGTTGTTGATTTTATAAATGATCCTGGTAGTGCAGTATTAAAATATGACGTATCCCCATACACACTAAATCCAGGAATATCTGTAATAAGTCAAACAACGTATAGTTCAGCAATAAATGAAAAAAATTATCCTACATTTAACATAACACAGATAAAAAGCACTTTTGTTGATGGGGAAAATTTATACTTGAATGAAACCCCTACACAAATCCAAATAAAAGGTCTACTTTATAATTCAATTAATGTTTCCAAAACATCGGATTCAATTAATAAATTTGATGTGATAAAAGGTTCTATTTCAAATTCAAAAGCTTTGGTTTCTGAGGTATTTCAATATTCTGCAAGATTTAATTACTCTTCTTTAAGTAGAGCTTCAGTTGGATGGGTCAATGATACTGGAAAACTAAATTTTGACACGCAATCTTTACCAGATAATGATTATTATCAAAACTTATCATATTCAATTAAAAGTAATATAGAATATGATAAGTTTTCTGAAGCACTTAATAAGTTAGTTCACCCTATAGGAACCAAAAATTTTGGAGAAATTGGATTTAGTTCATCTTCAAAAACCTCAATTGGAGGAACTTCTTCCCTATCTACCGTTTTAAATTTAGATAATGAAAATCGTGTCGATATAATCAAAAACTACGATTTAGTAGTTGATTATGATGCTCTTTCGGGATCCTCTTCTAATGTTAGATTAGTTAATAAAAAATTATCGAACTATATTGAATGCAAATCAAATAGAGTTTTGCAAATAGATGATATTAGTAATAGTTTTTCTAGCTCAGAATTCAATAAAGATGAAATTTTAGAATCAATTTCTTATGATATAGGCGAATTTTATTCTAAATTCTTAGTTCAAGTTTATAATGTTCCCCAAACTGAAACAGAACAAAAATCTTTTCAGATTTCTGATTTAGTAGTTTTAAATGATTTTAAAAATACTTATACTTTGAATAAAACTAATCTTTATACTAATTTTAGTCTTGGATCTTTTGAAGGATCTCTTAACAACGTTGGTGACCCATCATTAATATTTACTCCTTCAGATCCTTTTAATACTAATTACGAGTTAAAGATTTATAGAGAATATTTTACTTTACCTAATGTTACCGGATTTGGAATTACGGATTATGGATTTCTTAGATTGTTTAGTGAAGCAAGGACTGTAAAAAATCAATCTGGATTTACAACATCTGTTTTTAGATCTTTGTCAAATGATTATCATACCATACATTCTTCTTCTTTAATTATTAATACCTCGGACTATTCTTTAAATTATTATGAAGTTGTTGGAACTTATGATGGAACTAATACCCATTTAGCAGAATTTTATTTTGATTCTTCCCAATATTTGGGTGGATTTTCTGGAGGATATATTGGTACTTTTGGTTTAACAGAAAATTCTGGCGTTTTAAGTTTAAACTTTACAAATAATACTAATGATAATCTTGTAATTAAATCAAAAACAGTTGCAATAGGAAAAACTAGTCTTGGTGAAGGTGTACATAGATTTTTAGTTGAAGATCAAATACCAGGATCAGAAAAAACTTGTAGAATTGAAAGTGATTATTTGTATATAACTGGAATAAGTACTATTAAGACTTTTGATAGTTCTGTAGAGTCTGGATTAAAATCAATAGTAAGAGTTTCTATAGGATCTACAGTTTCGGTATATCAAATTTTAGTAATTAGTGATCAAACATATACCAAATTGCAAAGTGATCCATTTATTACCGTGGGATCTTCTGCTGGATTGGGAACATTTTCTACAACAAGTGATGGTTCCTTAATTAACGTTATTTTCCATCCAGATCCTAACTTTAATTCGACAAGTCTTTTAGTTCAATCCATTGATCATTTTATCTATGCAGAAACTGATGAATTTAATATTCCAGATATTTTATCATATGGACCAACACGAGAAAGATTATATGTCAATAAGTATGGTTCAATTAATAATTTCGGAAAAGATAGATTAGATTTTGATTTAAATTGGAATAGAACTCCTATATTCGAAAAATCTTTTAATCCAAAAAATATTAAACAACTTGATACCTCAACCGGAATATTCTCTATTAGAAATCATTTCTTTGAAGATAATGAAGAACTTACATACACTCCAGGATCTACTCTTGTTGGTGTTGCTGCTTCATCTGTGGGAATAGGAACTACTTTAGTTGGTGGAACATACTTTACTGGAGATTCTATAAATGGATCTTCAGTCATAACAGGTATAGCATCTTCTGAAGGAATTATAACTTCAGCATCAAATGTATTCTATGGTCCAAATATTCAAAATAATTCTTCTGTTATCAGTGTAGGAAAAACTTATAGTTATTTTATTGGAAATGTTTCAGCAGGATCTACTATTATCACCGGAATTGCCAATACTAGCATATTGAAAGTTGGTTCTGGAATATTTTCTGGAAATAATACACAATATGGAACTATAGTTGCTATTGGCATTAACTCTATAACATCTTCGGTTGCCATTCCTTCAGCAAATAATATTCTCTACTATGCCAATAATTTAAATTATTCGGTAACATTAAATAATGTTTCAACAGGAACAACTTTTAGACAAATATATCAAGTTGGAATAATAACTGATATTTGCCCAACAAAGGTTTATGTGAGAAAGTTAGGAGAAAATAATTTCACCTTAACTGGAACTAAAAATGGTATAGGGTTTACATTTACAAATTATGGATCAGGCAACGTTCATAAATTGGAAATGGAGAAAAAGCTTGAAAAAACTGTATTGACTGTTAATGGAGTTATGCAATCTCCATTAACATATACTCCATTATCCAAAACACTGGGTGGTAATATTAATGGTTTAGTTAGCACTGGAACAACGTATATTTCATTATCCGGAATATCATCCATTCAACCTATTGATATTCTTAAAGTTAATAATGAATACATGACAGTTATTAGTGTTGGAATTGGAACTACACCATCAGGACCAATTACAGGAATAGGAACTGTCCAATTATGTAATGTTAATAGAGGAACTTTAGGTTCAATTGGAAGTACTCATTTAGATGGATCTGAAGTAAAAATTTATAAAGGTTCTTATAATATTGTAGGTAATAAAATATGGTTCTCTGAAGCTCCAGATGGAAAAGGAAATAATGCTTTGTTTGCTGATAATTATTTACCATTACCCAAATCTACTTTTAATGGAAGAGTTTATTTAAGAAAAGATTATACGACCAATAGAATTTATGATGATGTTTCATTACAGTTTAGTGGAATTGGCAGGACATTTAGTTTGTATAGTGGTGGAAATGTAGTTTCAGATGCTCAACCAGGAAATAATATCTTAATTTTAAATGATATATTCCAAACTCCAGATACTGCGACTAATACTGGAAATAATTATGAAACTTTAACAAACAATGGAATTTCTAGTATAAGATTCAAAGGCATAACATTACCAAATACAACAGAATCATTTACTGTTGATTATGATATAAACCAAAATGATTTGCCAAGAGGAGGAATATTAGTATCATTAGCATTTACTGGTGGATATGGATATGCTCCTTTACTTGGTGTTCCTTCTGAAGTTTTAGATATAAGGGTTGGTGCTGGAGGATCTATTTCTAATATTGGATTTACAACTTCAATAATAGTCGGATTGGCAGCAACTGGAGTTATTGGAGTAACTACAAATATAATAACTGGTATTAATACCGATAGTATTAAAATTAACCAAAAAGTTATTAATATTTTAAATAAGTATGTTGATGAAATTAAATTTGTTCCACAACATGTAAATCTTAAAGTTGCTAATCAAACTGATATTCTTCAATTTGATACTTTAGTATCAGGTATCGGATCTAACTCAATATCATTATCAAAAACAACTACAAATACATCGTCTTTAACAACTTCTTTTGGATTTGATTTCGGTGATGAATTTAGAGGATCTGGATACTATAATAATGTTTCTGTTGCAATTACAGATACTTCTCATGTTGGATCATCTGCTACTATTATTGCATATGTTGGTTCGGGAGGTTCAATAACACAATTTAATATTGTTCATCCTGGTAATGGGTATGTTAATCCTCAAGTGTCTATTTCTGATCCTTCATATGAGAATTTAGCAATTGAAGGCATATATAGACCTTCAATTGGGTATGCAAAAACAACCGGAATAGGACTTTCTTTAACTATAGAAGTTTCTCCATCAGAAAGAACTGGAATTGAATCAACTTCTTCTTATGTTAGTGATTTTAAAATATCAAAACCAGGATATAATTTTGAATTAGGTGATATATTTACAGTTTCTGGTCTAACTACTGCTAAAGGATTATCAAATCCATTCGAAAAACTTATATTTACAGTTACAGAAGTTAAAGGGGATACTTTTGCATCCTGGCAAGTTGGTGAATTTGATTTCGTAGATAGTATAAAATCTCTACAAAATGGAATTAGAACAAGATTTCCTTTAGTAAGAGATAACAAATTATTAAGTTTTGAGAAGAGTAAAACTGATCCGGCAGCAGCAATAATTGATTTTTCTACTATTTTACTTATTTTTATTAATGGTGTTATGCAGGAACCAGGCGCTTCCTATACATATTCAGGAGGAACAACGTTTAAATTTACAGAACCACCTAAATTTGAAGATAACATATCTATATTTTTCTACAGAGGAACTAGAGATGTTGATAGTGTTGAAATCACAGTATACCCAACAATTAAACCTGGTGATACCATTCAAATTAAAAAAAATAATTCATTACCATTATCTGTAGACCAAGACCAAAGAGTAATTTCTTATATCACTTCTTCTGATACTTTTGAAACTGGAATTTATTTAGGACAGGGAATTGACGAAGTAAATCCAAAACCAATGGATTTACTTCGTCAGAAAACAGATGTTATAACGAATAATATTTACCAATATAAAGATAGAGATTCTTTAGAATCTCTAGTTTTTCCAACTGCAAAAATAATAAAATCATTTAGTTCTTCTGATAATGAAATATTTGTAGATAATGCAGAATTTTTTAATTATGAAGAAAATGTTTTAAATTTAAATATTCCATCTTTTGACGCTGTAATATTAGATTCTGTAACACAAGTTTCTGCAGCATTGACTGCAACAGTTTCTTCTGCATCTACCATTTCTTCTATTAATATTATTGATGGTGGTAGTGGATATATCGGTATTGGAAGTAGTTTACTGTTAAAAATACATTCAACCTCAGGAGTTACTACTGCCGCAATTGTATATGCAACTGTTTCTTCTGCAGGAACGATAACATCACCATTTAATATAATTAATCCTGGTTATGGATATACTGCAAGTAATCCTCCACAAATTATTTCACCTATGCCATCGTTTAAAAATGAATTAGTTGAAAATATTCAATTTGTTGAAGGATTTGCAGGAATAATAACTGGTATAACTACATGCCCAGGAATTGGCACTGATATGGCTATCAAATTCTTTACTTCTTATGATCAAAATTCATTAGTTGAAACGTTAAAGGTTGGATATCCAATTTGTGTTTTTGACACTGCTGTTGGTAATGGAGTAACTTCTACTAATTCTAATGGATCTTCAATTGTTTCAATTGGAACTACTTATTGCGATAATATATACGAAGTTCACCAAATAGTAGATTTAAGTTTAAGGGGAGAATTAATATGCAATATTTCAAATAACACTAACATATCAGGAATTAATACTTTTGGATTATCCCAAAAAGGTAAATTCTCCTGGGGTAGGTTTAGTAACATGAAGAGGTCCTCTTTACCAATTTCTATTGGATTATCCGCATATACTACATCATCCGGATTGACAACGTTCCCATCAATTCAAAGACGTGGATACGGATTAAGAGATCTTGGAAGTTTAATAAAAATAGTTGTGGAATGACTTATAAATATAGATAAAATAGTATAATATAATAAATGTCGGCAATAGTTACTGATCAATTTAGGATATTAAATTCTAAAAATTTTCTAGATTCTGTCAAAGATCCGAATAATTCTTATTATGTATTTTTATCACTACCAAACCCTTCTCAAGTTGGGTTTGGTAGAACTTCGACTTGGGATTCTTCAATTCCAACTCCAGAAGATAGTTTTAATTACTTAGATCATGTCAAAGATACTATTCTTTTTGGAAAAAGAATAACTTCAGATAATATCAGAAGATTAATAAAAAAAGTTCAGTGGGAAAAAAATACAATTTATGAAATGTACAGACATGATTATTCTGTACAAAACCCATCACCAAAAACAAATTCATATAGATTATATGATTCAAATTATTATGTGATTAATAAAGATTATAGAGTTTATTTGTGTATTGATAACGGTTCAAAATCAACAAATAGATTGGGCAACCCATCACAAGACGAACCATCTTTTATAGATTTGGAACCATCTAGAGCAGGTGAAAGTGGAGATGGATATGTTTGGAAATATCTATTTACAGTATCACCAAGTGATATTATTAAATTCGATTCGATTGAATATATACCAGTTCCTACAGACTGGGAAACTTCAAATGATTCTGATATAAAATCTATTAGAACTAGTGGAGATTCGTTATTAAACGATAACCAAATAAAAAAAGTATATATAGAAAATCCAGGTTCTGGATATAATTCATCAACAGAATCTTTAGATATACTTGGAGATGGTGAAGGTGCTAAAGTAATTGTTGATGTTGTAGGGGGAAAAATAAATGATGTTTTAATCTCAAATGGTGGAAAAAATTACACTTATGGTAGAGTTGATTTGTCTCCAATAAATCAAGGAGCAACTTCTTTTGCACATTTAATTCCGATTATTCCACCTTCAAGAGGGCATGGGTTTGATATATACAAAGAATTGGGATGTGAAAGAATTTTAGTTTATGCTAGATTTGATGATTCTACGAAAGATTTTCCGACTGATATAAAATTTGCACAAATAGGTGTTATTAAAAATCCAACAGTCGCAGGGTCTGCCTCATCAATATATACTAATAGTACTTTTTCAAACTTATATTCAGTAAAACTAAATTCGAATACAGTTTCATCACCAGAATTGGCAACACCCGGAACAAAAGTGTACCAATCAATAACTGGAGTTGGAACTGCAGTAGGATATGTTGCTTCATACGACAATGAAACAAAGGTTTTAAAATATTTTGTAGACAGATCTTTATATTTTAATGATATTTCATATGATCAAAAAGATTCAAAAAATGTTTTTACACAAAGTAATCCTATAGGATTTTCAACTTCAGGAAGTTTAATAACTTCGGCTTCTGGTTTTAGTGCTGCAATAGATCCATCATTCCAAGAAAGTGTGCTAGTTATTTCTAACACAAAATCTATTAATCTAAATTCAACCTTTGTTAATGGCATTTCCCAACCAGAAATAAATAAAAGATCTGGTGAAATATTATACATTGACAGTAGACCTATTGTCAACCGAAACCCAAAACAAAAAGAAGACATTAAAATCGTACTGGAATTTTAAATTAAAATGGCAAAAACAAATTTAAACGTATCACCATATTTTGATGATTTTGATGCATCTAAAAACTTTTATAAGGTTTTATTTAAACCAGGATATCCGGTTCAGGCAAGAGAATTAACCACGTTACAATCAATATTACAAGATCAAATAACTTCTCTAGGAAAAAGCATTTTTAAAGATGGATCAGTTGTTGTCCCTGGAGAAGTTTCTTATGATTCAAATTATTATGCTGTTAAAATAAATCCAATTCATTTAGGATTGGATGTAGAGTTTTACTATAAAGAATTAATTGGAAAACGTTTATTAGGAGACATTTCTCAAGTTAGTGCGGTAGTTCAAAATGTTATTTCTAGAAACAATTCTATAGATAATTCAACAACATTATATGTAAAATACTTAAGTTCAAATTCAAATAACCAAAACTTAAGTTTTATTGACGGTGAAACTCTAACTACATTAGATAACGTTAAATATGGAAATACGACAATAACTTCCGGAAATACTATTGCTTCTCTAGTCGATACGAATTCAACTGCTACTGGATCTGCGGTTTCAATTTCTCCTGGGATTTATTTTATAAGAGGTTTATTTGTTACTGTTGATCAAGATACACTTATATTGGATCAATATAGTAATAATCCATCTTATAGAGTTGGTCTGTCAGTATCTGAAGAGTTTATATCTTCATATGATGATTCTACATTATATGATAATGCTAAAGGATTTACAAATTATTCTGCTCCGGGAGCAGATAGATTTAGATTAAAAACAAAACTATCTAAACAACTTTTAACGGATTATCAAGATACTAATTTTATAGAAATATTAAGAATAAGTGATGGTGTAGTTAAAAAGATAAAAGAAACTAGTGATTATTCATTAATAAAAGATTATATTGCAAAAAGAACTTATGAACAATCTGGAAACTTTTCATTAAGTCCTTTTTCGGTTTCTGTTGAAGATTCATTAAATAACTTAACAGATCAAACTGGAATTTTTAAGTCAAATCAAAAGACAGAGCAAAATAATACTCCAAGTGAAGATTTAATTTGTGTTAAAATTTCTTCAGGAAAAGCTTACGTTAATGGAAATGACATAGAAAAATCTTCAACTACAATATTAGACGCAAGAAAAACAAGAACTGTTAACACAGTACCAAACTCTCCCGTTTTATTTGAAATGGGAAATTTGATAGTATTAAATAATGTTTCGGGATCTCCTGCAATTGGTTTAAATAATGATTACGAAATTAAACTATTTGGTGATAGAAAATCTAGTAATATTTCTGGAGCAGGAACAACAATAGGAAAAGCCAGGGCATATTCATTCTCATTAAGTGATAGTCCATATGAAAATCAGTCTAGTCGTTGGAATTTATATGTTTATGATTTGCAAACATACACTACATTAACATTAAATACAAATTCTTCGACAGAAATAGTAAAATCTTCGTTTGTAAAAGGTTTAAGTAGTGGTGCTTCTGGATATGTTGCAGAAAATCCAAATGGTGGAAATATAATACAGTTATACCAAACTTCTGGATCATTTATTAAAAACGAACAAATAATTTTTAATAATAATAAAAATTTAATAAGATCTGTAGAAAAAATTAAAATTTACAATCCAAAAGATATAAAGTCAATATATCAAAAAGCTTCTGATGTTTCTTTAAGTGGATTATCTACTGATTTTTCTGCTGATGTATTTTTGCAAAAAAATACTGCTCAAGGATTTAGTCCTTCAGATACAATAACAATTCAAGCAGCAGTTTCTGGAGTTAGTACTGTTACATCAGCTGGACGAATTTTTTCTGGAATAAAAACAGATTCTATTATACGTTATCAAATAACAGGATTTTCGACAGAAACTTACAATAAAGTTATATCAATAAGTGAAGATGGATTAAGCATGAACGTGGTTGGAGTTACAACAGTACCAAATGTTTGTGTTGGATCTCTACCATCTGGAAGCTCGGTTTCTTCTCTATTCTCATTAGGAGAATCAACCGTTAAAAATAAAGATAAATCAAATTTATACATTAATCTACCAAATAAAAATGTTTCTAGTGTAGATTTGTCTTCATCATCAATAACAATAACAAAACAAATATCTCAAAAAAGTACATCAAGTGTTGGAACACTTTCACTATCTGTTTCTGGAGATTTTGGAATTAGTAGTGGTTATTTTGAGCCATTTTCTCCAGAAAGATACTCTATTTTTTATGCTGACGGCACAGTAGAAAAATTAACTTCTGATAAAACACAAATTACTAATAATGGATCTGATATAACTTTTTATGGTTTAAAAACTTCTCAATCTGGAAATGTTTCTGTTGTATGCACAATAACAAAAAATTCTATACGAAATAAAACAAAACTTTATAAAAAAAGTCAAAAATTATTAATTTCAAAAACATCTCTAGGAATTTCCAATGGAATTAGTGGTTTAACAACCAGTGTATATTATGGAACAAGAGTAGAAGATGAAGAAATATGTTTAAACGTTCCCGATGTTTCTAAAATTTTAGCAATTTATGAGTCTTCTAACTCGGATTCTCCAGTTTTAGATAAATTAGTATTTTCTTCACAGTCAATAACTGGAGCAATTGTTGGAGAAAAAATTTATGGATCTGCAAGTGAGTCTGTTGGGCAAATTGTGGACATTCAAGGCACGGACATAAGTTTTGTTTATTTAAATTCTAATAAATTTCAAACTAATGATATCATAGATTTCGAAGAGTCTAAAATATCATCTTCGATTTTAAATATTGTTCCCGGAATTTATATAAACAGAACAAACGACTTTACTTTAGACAAAGGACAAAAAGACCAATACTACGACTATTCAAAGATAGTTAGAAATTTTGGATTGAATTCACCAGCAAAAAAATTATTAATTATATTTAATTATTTTGAAGTTTCTGAATCTGATTCTGGAGATTTATATACTGCAAATAGTTACAACTCATCTAATTTTAAATTCGATATTCCGATTTTAAAGAGCGAATATAGGTTATCTGATGTTTTAGATTTTAGACCTAGAGTTTCTAAATTTACATCATCATCTTCATCACCTTTTGACTTTTCCAGTAGAAATTTTTCAACAGGTCAATCAAGTATACAGATTGTAGTTTCACCTAACGAATCTACTAAAGTTTCATACTCATATTATGTTCCCAGAATAGATAAATTAGTTTTAAATAAGAATGGTAATTTCCAATTAATTACTGGTTCATCTTCTGCAAATCCACAAGAACCATCTTCATTAGAAGATGCCATGGATATTGCAAGAATAGAAATACCAGCGTATATTTATGATGTAGAGGATATTAAAGTATCTTTAATTGAAAATAAAAGATATACCATGAAAGATATTGGAACTTTGGAAAATAGAATTAAAAATCTTGAAAATTTTGCATCATTAAGTTTACTGGAATTAGATATTAAATCTCTGCAGATTATTGATAATGATGGATTAGGATTGGCAAAATATAAATGTGGATTTTTTGCAGATAGTTTTATAAATTCAAATTTAGTTGATTATAAAAATCCAGATGCAAAAGTGTCTATAAATTCTGAAGATGGTGAAATGAGCACAGATGTATCTATTACATCTCTCAAAACTCAAATATTACCAAGTCAAGGTACAAATTTAGAAGGCGCAGATTATTCTCAAAATTTAGATTTGCTTGATGCAAATGTTAAAAAGACTGGCGATTTAGTTACTTTAAACTACTCTGAAGTTCTTTGGGGAGACATATCACAACCATTTGCAACTAATCAAGAAAATATCAATCCCCATGGATTGGCAGATTATAATGGAAATATTAAATTGCGTCCATCGACTGATGCTTGGGTTAAAACAATAAATTCAGTTAAAGGTAAAGTTGTAAGGACACAAAGTGAGTGGAAAAATGCTTATTTAAATAATTTATATTTAAGTGGGGAGACCAGCAATAAAATAAGATCTAGAAATGTTGAATTTTTGGGATCTAATTTATTTCCTCTCTCGAAATATACTTCGTATTTTGATGGATCAACATCTATTGATATAATTCCAAAATTACTAAAAGTATCTATGGCATCTGGTATTTTTAGTATAGGTGAAACTATAGATGGTTACGAAGGAAACGTTAAAGTATTTTCTGCTAGACTATGTACACCAAATCATAAGTATGGTCCTTATAATTCTCCATCAGAAACATATTCACTGAATCCATATCAAACTGCAGAAATACTTTCAGATTATTCACAATCAACAACCGTTTTAAATATAGACACTTATTCTTTGGCGGATAATGCCGATGGTAGATTTTATGGATACATTTCATATAATATGATTTTGGTTGGAAGATCTAGTGGGGCACAATGTACTGTAAATAATCAAGATCTTATTTCAGATAATTATGGAGACTTGATTGGTTGTTTATTCATTAGAAATCCATTTTCTTCATTATTACCATCAAATATTTTTAATGTAGGGGATAAAACTTTTAAATTAGAAACAACATCCAATACACAATCTACGTCATCAATACAAATAGAAAAAGGTTTTTGTGAATCTGTACTATACTTATCAGAAAATTCCAATTTTTCAAATAATAGTATTATTAGAAGACCAGTTTTAACTAGATCTTCAATTTTATCATCAAATAGTCATCTATCACAAACTTTTAAAGTTGATAATTCTGGTGGATTTTTAACTTCTATTGATTTATTTTTTGCATCAAAAGATAATAACGAAAAAGTGACTGTTGAAATTGGTGAAGTTGATCTGGGAGGAGTTCCTACAAATAAACCATTACAAGATTTTGCTAGAGTTCAACTTTTACCAAGTCAAGTTAATATATCTTCTGATGGAGAAACTGCTACTAATATTAAATTCCCATCTCCACTTTATCTAGATCCAAATAAACAATATTGTATAAGAATTTATTCTCCAGCATCATCCTTGTATTCTATTTGGACTGCAATATCAAATGAAGCAACGGTTACTACTCAAAATTATCCAAATGCTCAACAAATAATATATTCAAATCAATTTATTGGTGGCAATTTATATAAACCACAAAATGGTGCTATTCCTTCTGCATGTTTATTACAAGATTTAAAATTTAACTTATATAAAGCGCAGTTTGTTTCTGCGGGAACAGTCTTCTTTAGTAATCCAATTCTTTCGGATACATCCTCTGGAGAATTTTATGATAGTAATAATGATAAATTAGTATCAAATCCAATAACAGGATTCCCACAAAAATATATAATTGGAATTTCTACTTCATATGCCAATGATTTTTATACTTTTGGCAAAAAAATACAATTCTCAAATGGAAATTATGGATTTATAGAAAGATCGGGAGGAAAAATATCTGGCATAACAACAACTAATGTTGGAATAGGGTATTCTGATGGATTATATTCAAATGTGCCATTATTTACTGTAAATGGATTTGGACCAAATGTATACGGCGCAGCAGCAGATTTAACTTTTAGTGGTGGAAAATTAAGTAAAACAGTTATATTAACTTCTGGAAGTGGATATTCTAAAGGAGATTTACTTGGAATTTCGACTGGTTATAATCCAAAAGGATCTGGAGCTTTAATATCGGTTTCGAACTTAAATGGTATTGATACTTTATTATTAACAAATGTTCCAGGAAGAACAATTCAGTTAGGAAATACTTTATCTTACTTTGACGAAAATGGCACACAGGTATCTTTGGCAGGGACTACAGTTATTCAAAATCCAAAAATTTTAAATGATTTATATACTGGAGATATATTTAAAGTCGATCATTACAATCATGGTATGCATGATAGTAACAATTATATTACAATTAGTGGCGTATTTCCTGACACTACTCCGCAAGAATTGTCTGCATCTATAACTGCAGAAACAAATACAATATCTGTTGCAAGTACTTCAACATTTTATAATTTTGATGGTGGTTCAGTTGTTGGGATTAACACGGGTTATGTTTTAATTAATAATGAAATTATTGCATATAGTTCAGTTAATGCAAATACTTTACAAATTTCTGCCCGAGGAGTTAATGGATCTATAATTAGAAATCATAACTCTGGTGATATGGTATACAAGTACGAGTGTAATGGCGTATCTTTGATTAGAATTAATACCACTCATCAAAAAACTAATTCACAATATTTAAAATCATTAGAATCTTCGGACAGTTATTATTTAAAATTTACTAAAGGAGAATATAGCAATTCTACTTTTGTTGAAGAAAAAACTTTTGGAGGTTCTAATTGCAAAATAACTCAAAACTACCAGTATAATTCAATTATTCCCAAATTTAATATTTTAACTCCTCCAGGAACTTCTTTAAATAGTTCAATTAGAACAGTATCCGGAACCAGTGCCTCTGGATCAGAATCATCTTTTGTTGATCAAGGTCTTCTCCCATTGGCATTAAATTCTAAAAATGATTTTGATACTTCAAAATTAATAGCATCTAGGATTAATGAAATTAACAATGTTTCAGGAACACCTAGATCTAAATCTATGCTCATTTCTTTAACTTTAAGAACAAGAGATCCTAATGTTTCTCCAGTTGTAGATACTGTTGAAGGCGCTACAGTAGCACTTATCAGAAATAAATTAAATAATCCAATATCAAATTACATTTCTGATAATAGATCAAACCTTTTAATTAATGATCCACATTCATCTATTTACATATCTAATCAAATTACACTGTTAAAACCGGCATCTTCATTAAAAGTAATAACGAATTGTTATAAGACTTCTTCCAGTGATTTTAGAGTATTATATAAATTGATACGTCCAGATTCTAGTGAAGTTGAGCAATCATATGAATTTTTCCCAGGATATAGTAATTTAAAAGACATAAATGGTGATGGTGTTGGTGATACAATTATAGATACATCTTTCAATGATGGAACATCTGACTTTTTTGTGGGTTCAACTGCAGAAGGTGAATATTCCGAATACGAATTCACCGCAGATAATTTGGGACAATTTGTTGGATTTGTTATTAAGATAGTTATGAGTGGTTCGAATGAATCTAGACCATTAAAATTCAAAGATATTAGAGCAATTGCGTTGGCATAATGATACCAATAGAAGGACATAAAAATTTATACCGCGATGAAAATACCGGTGCTATATTAAATGCTGACAATATTGAATACAACAATTATCTAAAATTGAGAGATGAAAAACTTAAGCAAAAAAATGAGATTGACAATTTAAAAAAAGAATTGACAGAAATCAAATCGTTACTAAAGGAGTTAATAAATGGATCCTGATAAAATTGAACTAGAAAATTTGAGTAAAAGTTTTGAATATTATAAATTTACTTCAGAAATAGATAGTATTGATGATATCGAATCTTTAAAAAATATAGCAAAATCTTATTTTAAATTATATTTAAAGCAGCAAGAAGTTTTTTCTTCACTTTCATCGATTCATGCAAATGAAACATAAATATTTCATATATTACTTATGGCACTAGAATAATGGCCTCAATATATGTAAGTAATCTTATCATTAATTCTGGAGCGTCTTTTTCTCAAGATTTTTTTCTAGAGGATAGTGCCACAAATTCTGCGATGAATTTATCTTCCACAACTGTATCATCTCAAATGAGAAAATGGTCTGGAAGCACTGGAGTAACTACATTTACATCTTCTATTGTTAATTCTCAAAGCGGTCAAATTAGAATCAGTTTAGGTTCTAGTATAACATCATCATTAAAACCAGGAAGATATGTTTATGATGTATTGTTAACTAATAATACATCGACTACCAGAGTTGTTGAAGGTATGGCTTTAGTTAGAGAAGGAGTTACAAGGTAAAAATATGGCTAAACCAGCATCCAGACAACAACTAGTTGATTATTGTTTAAGAAAATTAGGTGCTCCTATACTAGAAATTAATGTTGATGATGATCAAATAGATGATCTAGTCGATGATGCTTTACAGTATTTTCACGAACGCCACTTTGATGGTGTTGAAAGAATGTACTTGAAATATCAAATAACACAAGAAGATATTGATAGGGGATCTGCAAATGCAAAATCACCGGTTGGTTCTGGGATAGTTACAACTACTGGCACATCAAATATTAATGGGGTTTCTAAAACATTTAATTTTTACGAATCTTCAAATTATATACAAATTCCAGATTCTGTAATTGGGGTTGAAAAAATATTTAAATTTAATTCCAGTACAATATCTTCTGGAATGTTTAGTATTAAATATCAACTATTTTTAAATGATTTATATTATTTTAATTCTATACAACTTCTTCAATATTCTATGGTAAAGTCATATCTTGAGGATATTGACTTTTTACTTACTACAGATAAACAGATTAGATTTAATAAAAGGCAAAATAGATTATATTTAGATTTTAGTTGGGAAGGTAATAATGCTGGGGACTTTTTAATAATAGATTGCTTTAGAATTTTAGATCCAAATGATTTTACTAAAGTATATAACGATAGTTTTATTAAAAAATATTTAACTGCATTAATTAAAAAGCAGTGGGGACAGAATTTAATTAAATTTAGAGGTGTTAAACTTCCAGGTGGAGTGGAGTTAAATGGAAGAGAAATATATGAAGATGCGGAAAGAGAATTGGAAGATATTAAGCAGAGAATGACTTTAGAGTATGAACTCCCACCATTAGACATGATTGGTTAATATGGCATTAAATCCATTTTTTCTCCAAGGATCTCCTGGTGAACAAAGATTAATACAAGAACTGGTAAATGAACACCTAAAGATATATGGTGTTGAGGTCTTGTACATACCTAGAAAATTTGTTAGAAAGGATACTATTTTTAGAGAAGTTACAACATCAAGATTTGATGATAATTTCTCAATTGAGGCATATGTTAATAACTTTGAAGGTTATGGTGGGTCTGGTGATATTTTAACTAAATTTGGAATGAGCTTAAGAGATGAATTAACATTAATAATCTCAAAAGAAAGATTTGAAGATTTTATTTCTCCATTTTTAGAAGGGATGGATGATAATGAAATAGTTTTGACTACTAGACCTAGAGAAGGAGATATTGTATATTTTCCACTTGGTCAAAGGTTATTTGAAGTTAAATTTGTTGAGCATGAACAACCTTTTTATCAATTAGGAAAAACTTATGTTTATGAGTTAAAGTGTGAACTATTTGAATATGAGGATGAAATTGGAGGATTTTCTGATGTTAGTACTGCTGTTGACGAAATAGATGGAACTCTACAACAGCAAGGGTATATCACATCTTTACAATTATTCTCGTTTGGACAAACTGCAAATGCAACATCTGGAATTTCTAGTGGTTATGTTAGAAGAGTAATTGTTAATAATGATGGTAACGGTTATACTGGTATACCAACAGTGGGATTTTCTCCGGCACCGTCAGGAGGAACTTCAGCATCTGCAGTAGCTATTACTACATGTAAAGGTGGAGTTTGTTCAATAAAAGAAATATTATTAGTTAACCCTGGATCTGGATATACTTCTATACCATCTGTTACCATTTATTCAAATGGAAATGGTGTGGGTGCAGCAGCAACAGCAGATTTTGTAGAAGGATCTTATGGTGCTCGTGTTGTTGGATTTAGTAGTTATGGTGAAGGTTATGTAAGACCTCCAGCAGTAACTTTTAGTGGTCCGATTGGATCTGGAGTTACTGCTAATGGAATTGCAGTTGTTGGAACATCTGGATCCATAACTCAAATATTAATCAGAGATGCTGGTATTGGATATAGTGCAGCACCTTCTATAACAATTGCTCCTCCACCACTTTTAACTGGCATAGGAACTTACAAATTTAACGAAATAATAAGAGGATCCGAGTCTAATACGACTGCTAGAGTTAAATCTTGGGATAAAGATACTAACGTATTAACTCTTGGAGTAATTGATGGTGAATTTATTGCAGGAGAAAATATAGTTGGAACATCTTCATCTGCTATATACACATTAAAGACAAAATCTGGAACTGAATTTGCCGATAAATATGAACAAAATGATGAAATAGAAGAAGAGGCAGATCTGATTCTAGATTTTACAGAATCAAACCCATTCGGTAATTACTAATGCTAGGAACTTATTACTATCACGAAATTATTAGAAAAACAATAGTTTCATTTGGAACGTTGTTTAATCAACTTTACATTAAACATAAAGATGCTGATGGAGATACTTATAGTGAAATAAGAGTTCCTATTTCATATGGTCCTTCTCAAAAGTTTTTATCAAGAATAGAGCAGCAGGCAAATTTAAATAAACCAGTTCAAATTACATTACCAAGAATGTCTTTTGAAATGAATTCAATTCAATATGATTCCTCAAGAAAATCTGGTGTAACACAAACATTTAAAGCATCTGATGGCAATAATTTAAAAAAAGTATATTTACCAGTTCCATATAATATTGGATTCGAATTAAATATTTTGAGTAAATTAAATGATGATTCTTTACAAATTATAGAACAAATTTTACCATACTTTCAACCAGCATTTACATTAACTGTTGATTTGGTAGATTCGATTGGGGAAAAAAGAGATATTCCAGTCGTATTAGATAATATTTCTTTCCAAGATGATTATGAGGGTGATTTTTCTACAAGAAGAGCTTTAATTTATACCTTACAATTTACAGCAAAAACATACTTATTTGGTCCTATTGCTACTACTACGGATGGATTGATTCGTAAAGTTCAAGTCGATACTCATACAAGTACGGATATAGTTTCCGCAAAGAGAGAAATGAGATATACAGTTCAACCAGATCCAATAAATGCAGATCCAGATGATGACTTTGGATTTGATGGAACTTGGGAATTTTTTGACGACAGTAAAACTTACAGCGCAACACAACAAACTGATATCTAATTAATATGAAAAATAGTTACGATAAACTGGACAAAGCATTAAACCTTGACGGTCAAATAATTGAAAGTGATTCTGTAGATTGCCAAATAGAAATTATTAAACCAAAAGAAGAACAAAATGATATAAAAAAAGATTATGAATATACAAGAGCTAACTTGTACTCTTTAATTGAAAAGGGTCAGGAAGCGATTAATGGAATCATGGAACTTGCGGGTGAAGGTGGAAGCCCTAGAGCATATGAAGTAGCTGGACAACTTATAAAAAACGTTGCAGATACAACTGACAAACTTATAGATTTACAGAAAAAGTTAAAGGATGTTGAAGAAGAAACAGTAAGAACAACTAACAATGTGACCAATAATGCTTTGTTTGTTGGATCAACTGCGGAATTATCAAAATTATTAAAGCAAGGTTTTCTAAATAATAATACAGACTAATTTTTAACTGTGCAAAAATTAAAACCATATAAAACTGTTGAGCAAATTGCAAAGAAACATCGCCTTGAAGTTTCTTTCATACAAAAGCAGCTTGATATGGGAGAACCGATTGAGCATGAGCACACTAAAGATCATAAACTTGCTACAGAAATAGCATTACAACACCTGGACGAAATACCAGATTACTATACAAGACTTAAAAAAATGGAAACTTCTGCAAAGAAAGAACATAAAAAATTTAAAGATGTTACCGAAGGTAAAGGTCTTTGGGCAAATATTCATGCTCGCAGAAAAGCAGGAAAACCTGCAAAAAAACCTGGTGAAAAAGGATATCCAAAAACTTTAGATATTCCAGAGCAAGTTGACATGCAAAGGTATTGTCCAAGGTGTGAAAAAAATGAAACTAGAGATGCTTGTAAGTATGGTTCAAAGTATTGGGATATGTTCTCAACACCAATTAGTTTGAGTTCAAATGCCTATGATCCTAATAGACCTCACCCAGCAAATGAGGAAAAAGATCATGAATATTCTATGGCACGTTCAGAAATTTCCACTATTATTGCTGCAGCTAAAAGACTAAAGAAGAAAATGGGAAAGGGTGAAGGTAGTTTAGAGGCATGGGTTCAATCAAAAATTACTAAAGCAGCAGATTATCTCGACAGTGCTGCAGACTATGTGAATAGTGGTGAAATGAAAGCAGAGAGTAAAAGTTTTGTTGTTGGATCAGATCATACAAGAGTAAGAACTACAAATGCTTCTAAAAAACTTCAAACAATGTCAACTGCACAACAAGCACAGTTGCCAAAGGAAAAAGTAAAAAAAGTTTTAGGAACGGATCTTCCAAGATTTAACAAAGAAGAAACATCAGTAGATGAAGGATATAGAAATATTGCTCGCAAAGCGGGTGTGATGACTAAACAGGCAGCAAAAGCTGGTGTTACTGCTGGTAGCGCTCAAATAGGTGCAAGAGCACTTAGAACTGGTGGTGTTAGAAACGCCATTCGTAACAAAATTGGTCTTTCTTCAAAACAAAGAAATCATCCTGGTGCTGATCAGTTAGACGCAACAGCGAAAAAGGCAAGAAGGAGAGCAGCAACAATTGCTGCTGTTCAAGCATCCCATAAACCAGGGGTAGCACAAGATCAAGAAGCAATCAATAGAAAAAGAGGTGTAGAAAAAAATAGAGAAAAAATTGAAAAAGCATATAATCAAAGTGAAAGTGTAACCATTGAAGATGCTAAAGGAAATCATTATGTAGAATTTATTGATATAATTAAACCAGAACCATTAAAACCTTCAAAGGGAATTGGTAGTGATATGCTCGGGGAAAAATGTTGGGATGGATATACTCAAAAAGGTATGAAAAAGAAAGGAAAAAAAATGGTTCCAAACTGCGTTCCTGAAGGAAAAACTTTTAGTTCTTTTATTGATGAAGCAAAGAAATCGGAGATGAAGTGCAACTCCCCAAAGTCTGAACCCGTGGGTGACTCACTCACGGGTAAGTCTCATGTCGTAAAAGCATGTTCTGGTGGGAAAGAAAAACTTATTCGTTTTGGGCAAAGAGGTGTAAAAGGTTCTCCAAAGAAAAAAGGTGAATCAAAGGCATATGCAAGTCGTCGCAATAGATTTCAAACTAGACACGCAAAGAATATTGCTAAAGGTAAAATGTCTGCGGCCTATTGGTCGAATCTTGTAAAGTGGTAGAAAAGGTAAAATGGTATAAATAATAGTAGATTTAAATTTCTACTATGTCTATTATAAAAGGAAAAGATGGAAGGTATTATAAACCTTGTCCCGAATGTAGTGAAATGCAAAGTTATTTAAGAAAAAACTATGCTTTAGAAAGCTTAAATCTTAAAAAATTATGCAAAAAATGTTCTAATAGAAAAACTGAAAATTGTTTTAGGGGTTGGCATAGAAATATACGCATTTCTTGGTTCAATAAATTTAAAACAGGTGCAGAAACTAGAGGAATATTGTGGGATTTATCTATTGATGATGTTGCTGATATTATGGAAAAGCAAAATTATAAATGCAATCTTACCAATTTGGATATAGAGTTTCCAAGTGTAGGACATCCACAAAAATCACCAGCATCTATTGATAGGATAGATAGTAAAATGGGGTATATTAAAGATAATATACAATTAGTAGTAAAGGATATAAATATGATGAAGCAGGGATATTCCCAAGAACATTTTATAGAGCTCTGTAGATATGTTACAGAAAACATTAAAATAAAAAAATAACATAAAATGAAATCTTTTCAACAGTTTATTTCAGAAAGCGTCAATATTGCAGGAGATTTCAACGGAAATCTTTATATGAATTCTTCACAACCAGAAGAAGCAAAAGAGTCTTTTGTTGCCGATGTGGTTTGGGAGGGGAAAATATATAGATTGGAGGTTGAGGGTAAAATTATGAGCAAAAATGAACTTGCAGAGCAACTCCAAGGAGAATATCCAGGAGCAATTGTTCATAACATTTATCCACAACAATCACAAAGTTCTTTAAGAATCAAAAATTCACAAAGATATCAACCAGAAAGACTAACTTGGACTGATTAATTATGGCACAATTTAATAAAAACACGCAGGACTTTCTGAATCAAGAAAGGACGCTTTTTGAGGTGAATATGATCGCCAATAAAAATGGCGAAGTAGTTACTTATGATAATCCATTTCCAGTATCTCTAGGAAGTTCAACAATTACAATTGTTGGTGACATTACAATTCCAACAACTGTAAGTGTTGCAAGTTCTCCTACAAATCCAGTTCATAATCACATCACAGAAGTTGGAACAACTGACATTTTAAATGTTCCATACCTTCCAGTAGGTATTGGAACCAATAATTTAAATCTTACATATCTTCCAGTTGGCATTTCTTCATTACTGAATACTGTAAGTATAGGAAATACAGTATCAATATCCAACACTTCATTCTACATAACCAATCCAGTCACAACAGTTGCAGTATCAGGTATTGGTTCTACAGTCACAGTTCAAGGCACAGTAGGAATTGGAACAACAGGGCAAGTATCACTCAATCTCAATAGTGCTCCTGTAAGTTCCAGTAATCCTCTACCAGTCACAGGAACA